AACTGGTGCTCTGGTAGTCACAGGTGGTGTTGGTGTCGGTGGCAACATCTACATGGGTGGCGCTGGCTTGTTCTGGGCCAATGGTGTAAGCTATGCAAGCACTGTTGCAAGTGCTGGTACAATAAACTATGTAAACGCAGCAAATGTTGCATACTATACAAATATAGTTCCAGTAAGCACCAATCAAACGTATTATTTGACATTTGCTAACTCAACATCAACATCAAACTCAACTATAAATGTCAGTAGTGGAATTACATTTAATCCTTCTGCCAATATTATTGCAGTATCGGCAGCTGGCTTGATTACAACCAATGATTCGTCTGGATATATTAAGTCATTTAACACTATAATTTCACCGACACCTCTTATCAACAGAGGTTCAGGTAATTTGATAAGTTCATTGAGCGGTGTCAGTGCTGTATCTGTAAAGACTGATCCGATTGGTCGTGCTATTTATGTATATTATAATAATATAATATATTCTTATGCCATTAATTCTATCACGGGTGAAATTTATACAGCACCTTTGACTACAACAACCGGCACAAGTAGCGTGTTAAGTCTAACAATAGATCAAAATGGTAAATTTCTTTACGGATTTAATAGCAGTTCTATTTTTAAATTTAAAATTAATGTCGATGGTTCTTTAACACAAGCATCCGGTACCACAACTCTTGCAAGCAATGAATTTGGCGTAATAGATCCAGCAGGAAAATACCTTTATGTATCATACAGCGGCAGTAACATAAGACGGTACACTATTAATCAAGGTAGTGCTGCCTTAACTGGTGCAGTAGATTACAATGCTGGTGGAATCCTAAGACAAACAGTCATAGATCCATCAGGCAAGTTTATGTACATATGTTCGAATTTAGATGATACAATAAAGCAAGCAACCATAAACAAAGATGGATCTTTATCATTCACTCAGACCTACACTGTAGGCAGCCTCGGTGCTGGTCCATATAATATCACTATAGATCCGTCTGGCAGATATGTTTTTATTTACTGCACTGGTGATTATGGTGTTTATCGATTAACAATAGATCAACCAAGCACTGGCCTAAGCACAGCAACAGCAGCAACCTTATTGTTCACAGGTCCTACCAGCTTAGGTGGTATTGTAGTTGATAGTACCGGCAGATATCTTTATGTGACAAGTGCCACAGATGGTTCAGTGTATATCTATGACAATCTTGTTGGTCAATTGGCAACAACCAGCATTGGATTTACAACTGCATACAGCCAAGGCACAGCTTTAGATTCTCTTGGAAAATTTCTCTATGTCAGCGGCTCGGCTCCAGCTGACAACATTGCTATTTGCCAATTAAATTCTCTTACAACAGGTGCTTTCACTGCAGCCAGTGGTACATTTGGTAATGTGACTGTGACTTCATCAAATGTAGCTTCAGCCAGTACTAGCACAACAACTGGTGCTTTGGTAGTCAAAGGTGGCGTAGGCATATCAGGAAATCTAAATGTCGGCGGAAACGTAGTTCAACAAGCAGCTATATACCGAACTTTTAGTAATATTACCAATACCGGCGGTAATTTGACTTGCAATTTCAATAACGGCACCGTGTTTAATGTCACTAGTTTAACTGCTAATGTAACTGCAAATTTCACAAACGTGAATGTGATTCCTGGACAGGTAACTGGTGTAACTTTGATGATCAATCAAGGTGCTACACCTTATGTTGTTAGTAACGTGCAAATAAACGGCAGCGGCATAAACATAACTCCTTTATGGAAAGGCGGTCTTAACGGACCTAGTGGATTGGCAAGTAACCTAGATATAATGACTTTCAGTTTAATATTTCTACCGCCAGGTGTAACACGGGTAGTTGGCGAATTGACAAGTTACTAACATAGTTGAACAATAAATTATACATTGAAAGAGATAAATTTATCATGATTGCTTATGAAATAAAGTTTAAAGACGCAGTTGTCATCAACAGTATCAATGGATTGCGCGATGTAGTACAATCATTTGTTGTCGAAGTAACCAACACTGATTCTGAATTTAAACGAGCAAGACCTCAGAAAATTTGGCATACAATAAGTCAAAAAGTAGAATTGCCAGCTACTGACCCAATTAATTTTATAGATTTTTCAAATATTTCTGCAGAGACTTTAATAGCATGGATTGACCAAATCATGCCAGATCAAATAAATCAGATGAAATATGTTTTGGAATTAAAATATCAAGAATATTTGAATGCAATAAATCCTGATCCAAATATTTCAGTCAAACAATTTGCTTTTTGACTCTTGAAATAAAGTATCCATAATACTTTATTTTTTTTAAAATATTGATATAATTGCTCAATGCTGGGCGAATTATGCAACAAGATCACAGAAATATGGACAACTGGTCGCAAGACCAAGTTATCGCCTACCAGCGGTTGGATTTCTGGCAATGCTGTATGTTGCACACATAATGGTGAATCTGTTGATACACGAGGTCGTGCTGGCATCAAAGTAGAAGACATGGTGTTGAGTTACCATTGCTTTAACTGCAATTATGCAGCAAGTTATCGTGTTGGTCAGCATCTGAGTTATAAGTTTCGTAAACTTTTGGCATGGATGGGCGCAGATGACAACACTGTCAGAAAGATGGTGATTGATGCCATACGTATCAAAGACTTCATTGGCCCAGAACATATCACAAACAAACCTGATGAAGTCCAACATGATTTCACTGCGCGTAACTTGCCCGAAGATTCTGTTAAACTTGGTTCAGATAGACCTGATTTGACAGATTATTTGATAAAACGTGGCATAGATTTAGCCAGATATGATTTCTATTACACTGAACAAACCAGTTACAATTTGCATCGACGTATTATTGTGCCCTGCACTTGGCAGAACAAGATCGTAGGCTACACTGCTCGTGCCATAGATGATACTGTCAAGCCGAAATATCACAGCAACTATGAAAACAGTTATGTGTTTAACACTGACAAACAGTTACCAGATAGTAAATTTGTGATTGTGTGCGAAGGTGCATTTGATGCCATGAGCATTGATGCGGTGGCAGTGATGGGTAACAACTGTTCAGAAAGCCAAGCAGATATTATTGATGCTTTAAAGCGAGAAATCATAGTAGTGCCAGACAGTGATCGAGCTGGCAAGAAACTGATCTCTGCAGCTTTGGAATATGGTTGGTCAGTGAGTTTTCCTGTTTGGCAAGAAAAATACAAAGATATCAATGACGCTGCGGTGAATCTAGGCAGACTATTTGTGTTAAAAAGCATCCTAGACGGCACAGAGACCAGCAGATTAAAGATTGAACTGCGCAGCAAAAAGCTATATAGTTAATCATGGCTAAAGAATACAACACAGACCTCCAAAAACTTTTTCTGGAAATCATGATGTCTGACGCAACGATGTTTGTTCGTGTGCAGAACATTTTTAACCCAGAAAACTTTGATCGCAGCTTGCGTGAATGTGCTCGATTCATTCAGCAGCATGCCAATGATTACAAAACTCTGCCAACATATGAACAAATACGAGCAACCGCTGGCACTGAACTTCGACCTGTGCCCGAACTCAATGAAGGTCATTATGATTGGTTCATGCAAGAGTTTGAAGGTTTCAGTCGGCGTCAAGAACTAGAACGAGCCATTCTCAAAGCAGCAGATTTACTTGAAAAAGGTGAATATGATCCAGTGGAGAAACTGATCAAGGACGCAGTGCAAATCAGCTTGACCAAAGACATGGGCACAGATTACTTTGCAGATCCGCGTGCCAGATTGATGAAAATCAAAGAAAACAATGGTCAGGTCAGCACAGGCTGGCCTACACTGGACAAGCGATTGTTTGGTGGCATGAATCGCGGCGAACTGAATATCTTTGCAGGTGGTTCAGGCTCAGGCAAGTCATTGTTCATGCAGAACATAGCCATCAACTGGATATCACTGGGTCTGAATGGTGTATTTCTGAGTTTGGAACTATCAGAAGAACTGTGTGCCATGCGTATGGACAGCATGGTAGCCAATGTCAGCACTCGGGAAGTGTTCAAAGATTTGGACACTGTGGAAATGAAAGTCAAGATGGCGGGCAAGAAAGCAGGAAATCTGCGAATCAAATACATGCCAGCACAAAGCAATGTCAATCAGATTCGTGCATATCTCAAAGAACTGGAAGTGCAGACCAACAAGAAAACTGACTTTATCATGGTGGATTATCTAGATCTGGTCATGCCAGTCAGTGCTAAAGTCAGTCCAAATGATTTGTTTGTCAAAGACAAATATGTATCAGAAGAATTGCGCAATCTAGCCAAAGAATTTCAAATTCTCATGATCACAGCATCACAGTTGAATCGCAGCGCGGTAGAAGAAATCGAGTTTGATCACAGTCATATCTCAGGCGGTATTAGTAAGATAAATACTGCTGATAACGTGTTTGGTATTTTTACTAGCAGAGCTATGCGAGAACGAGGGCGATATCAGATTCAGTTAATGAAAACTCGATCTAGCTCAGGCGTAGGACAGAAAGTGGATCTGGAATTTAACATCGAGAGCTTACGTATTACAGATCCAGGAGAAGAAGCTCAAGAAGGCTACAGCAGTAGTAAAACAGCTAGTAATATTTTGAATCAAATCAAAACAACTAGTTCGGTTGATGCTGTAAACAAAAATACTGGTGAAATGACCCGCGTTGAGGTAACAGGTTCTGCACAAAGCAGCAAACTAAAA